CCCATGAGCTGTTGTATCTTTCTAATACCTTCTCTAATCCATTTTGCAATCGCTTTTAAGAATTTTTTTAGTCCAATAGATTTTACTAAATCGTTTACAAAGTCGCAAGAGTGTACTAAATTTTTGTTTGTTATTGCAATACTACCAGAAACATCACCTCTAACTGCGGGTGTTGATGGATAACTTGGACCACCAACAATTGGACCATCAGCCTTTGTTGATGGTGATATGTTGTTGCCAGTGCTTAATGCTGGTTTTGGAATGCTCATTTATTTTTCTCCAAATTATAGAGTCTTAAAATGCCATCTAAAGTTTCTCTGTAACAAGCATCTAATTCAGCATGTTTTTTATCCAACATAATATCACTATGACAATGGCAATCAAGGTCATCTATTTTTTTTGTGAATTCTTCTTTTGTTATCATACCAGCAAGATATTGTTTATGTGCTATAGTTGCATATGCTGTTAGTGTATGTAAATCTTGTAATTGTTTGCTCATGTCACTTTCATTCCAGGTATTATGCCCATCATTACGGGTTGTTGTGCGCTTTCTCCATCCAAGAAGAAACCAATAATCCATTCACCCACTTGTGGTGCAGAAAATGTTCTTGAGGAATTGAGTGGATACATTGGGTGCGCCCATGGCAAATCTTCTTTAGGTACTTTTAATTTATTAGAGGTATGCCAACCAAATATTCTCACTTGGCATCTTCCAATTCCTAATGGATCGGCTCTGTTTTCTATCGAACCAACCCACCAAATGAATCCGTCTTTTCCGGCAAAATTTGTATTTTCCATTATCTGTATTTAGACTGTTGTAATATAGGATCTTTTGATGAGATAATTCCATTATTTGTCGAGTCTGAAGCTAACTCACAAAAAGTTTCATGTTTTTTTGGACTAATAATGTGTCTTGTTGCAATGATTAAATATTTACCAGAAATAGAATCATCTTTAATTTCACCTGTTGTAACTGAAAATGGATGTGCATCAACATTTAAAATAAATCCAGAACTTAATGAAAAATTACCAGGCATTGTAATAGTCATTTTTTTCTGCAATAAATTATATAAAATAGCTTTTCTTTGTGGTACATATTTGTGTGTATCATCAATCATCAAAGATTTACTGGTATCATTTGATTTTACATATGTCTGATAATTTCTGTACAACTGAAATGGATACAAACTTACTCTTGAAAAAGGCATTAGTCCTGGATCTTTTCCATCTCTATTCAAAGAAGAGTATGCGTTAGGACTATCATTTAAATGTTTTCCTTTATAATGATTTTTTATACCCAAATCGGATTCGACTAATGTTCGTGTAAGAACATCAAAACCAATAAATCTATTTGAATAAAAACCATTTCTTGTATTTTCAAGTACATCAAAAGATGTGCTTATGTTATAATCTCTCACACCAAAAAACTCTGTGCCAAGACTATCTGCAATATTTTTTGGTGAAAAATTTATTGTAAAGAGAGGTTCTATACCAAATAACTTAGTTAATGATACAAAATTAAATCCGTTTATGTTTTCAAAAAACAAAAAATCAGCTAAATCATTTTCACTAACAGACCTTTTTGCTAACCAATTCATTGTATCTATAGGTGACAATAAAGGAACAATTGAACTGTGTATGCCTTTTGTTTTTTCGATAATAGCTATTTTTCTTTTTGGAATCTTTAAATAATTATTAATTACCGAAGAAGCAATGTCAGAATAGTTTCCGGTATAAGCTTGAGCAATTTTTTGTTGTTCAGAGAAAATCATTTCTTCCGAAACAAAATGCAAAACATATTTTTCAGTTGTTTGGTTTACACTTATTCTATTTGTTTGTTTAAAAATTCTAAAAATTCTTGTTATATTTGTTTTGCTATTGTCTGAGGGTTCTTTGTCTTTAGAAATACTAACATCCAAATATTCACTACCATCCAATACAAGTTTTCTGGATAAACCAATTGAATCTAATATAACAATACTACCAGACATGCAAGGTGTTAGAATACTATCAAATATATTTAACTCTTCAAAAATTGTAGAGATATCAAAAGGACCAGCTTTTGAATTTAAAGCTAATTTCTTTATTGTAAATTGTGTTGTTTGTTTGATATTAATAGTCATTATCTAATCACTCTTCTAAACTCTTCATCCACCGAATTAACAAATTCTGGTTTTAAAAGTTTAATTTTTCGTTTAGATTCGTTTAATTCTATTTCATAATCATAATACGATTGTAACTCTTTTGAGGTAGCAATTGTAATTACATATCCATCTGCCAATGTAACATTGGAAGAAGAACTAGCAACATTGGCATAAGTATTTGCATCAACTTCTATTTTATTTACGGTAATTGTATTTGTGCTTATTGTTGTTCTTGTTTCTATTTTATAATATACTTTAGTGTGTGATTGAGCCCAACTTGAACCAGATTGACCAACATTCGCACTTGCACTATATTTGGCATTAATAAAAGAGATGAGTGTTCTGTAATCCATTGGCCAATCAAATTGTGGATCAACAATATCATTAAACAATAAAACTATCCAATGTTTCTCTGGATCCTTATAAATTTTTGAAGCAATAATTTCTGGAGTATCACTATCTTGTACATCATAGTCATAACAAACAGCAGTATTGTTTTTGAATTTTTCTTCAAAATTAAATCGTGAAGTTATATTGTTGACAACATCACCAGTATTAGAATCTGTTGTGTATAAAACTTTAGAGAAAAAGTTAAAATATTTTGACATAGTTATTACCAAGCATCTTTCAAATCATTACTAGCTTGTACTTCAGTTGGAGTTCTAAGTTCAATTGAACTTGACCTATGTGGTAAACCATTCATTTTATCTTCTTCATTGAAAGCAGATTTTGTTTTGATTTCTGTTTCCATAAAATCCATACTAAGTTGAATTGCAACTGGCATACCTGTACCACCTAATGTCGCTGATTGTCCTGGAACTTCATAGGCAGAAAATCCACTAGGTGCATAATTAATCTGTAATCCTCTTAAAACACAAATTCCTAATTTTGGAATATTTGGATTTTCTCGGCCGTTGTAATAAAAAGAAACATTAAATTCTGAAGGAGGTACTAAAAAGAAACCATTTGAAGATGATAATCCTTCTGGTGCTTGATGAAATCTCAATTCACTAATTATTTTTTGAACTTCCATAGATTCAGCTTCTGTTCTTGGATAAAACATGAAATCAAATCTAAATTCTCTAAATTTTGGTTGTGTATACAAAACTTCCATCAATGGATTTTGAACTAGTCCTGATCCCGCAGTAAACAAAACATCACCCATCTTTCCACCAAATGTACTTAAAAAAGCTTTGGCAGCAAATGGTGTAAGATTTGAAATACCTTTGCTTATCTGTTCATTAGTAGAACCACCAGAAGTCATCACATCAGCTACAGATTGTCCGGCTGAAGCAATACCACTTGCAAGACCAGCTAATGATGGATTATCGTATTGTTGACTTTGGTCAAAATTTAATGTGTCAGGCATATACAGATATATAACTGTGCTTATCTGTGATGTTGCTCTAACACCGTCACCTATATTTTTTATAAAGCCGTCTATTGATTTATCTATAGAAGTAATGCCTGCACCAATAGCAGTGTCATTTGCCCTTGTTGTTACACCAAGTTTATTAATTTGACCTTCAATAGAGTCTTTAACTGATGCTGCAAATTCTTTAACTGTGTCTGCGGCATTTGATACTGTATTTAAAAGACTATTAACGCCAGCACTGCCTGGTCCAGTATCGAATCTTCTTGCAGATGCGCCAACATTAATATCGTTTTTGAATTGCGTTGATTTCTGAACATTAATGTTTATTACCAGATAATGACCTTTATCATTTGCACCCAAGTCCGATGGATATTTCAGATTTTTAAGTTCGTACTGACTCTGCATCAACTGAGCTAATGGTCCAGAAATTTCTGGTGGTCTTACACTAATGTCTGAAAGAAAGCTTAATAGTCCGGCCATTTATTGTCCTGTAGGTTTACTAGATATATTTATCATACATATGGATACTATTTATGTCATATAAAGGGTGGTTTACCCCAAAAAATCGAAGCAAATATAAAGGCGACTCTGCGAATGTTGTCTATCGATCCTCATGGGAACTTAGGGTGATGAAATGGTTAGATGAGAATCCAAGTGTTATTTGGTGGGCATCTGAAGAACTTATCATCAAATACAAGTCACCTCTTGACCAAAAAATACACAGATATTTTCCAGATTTTATTGTTAGATTGAAACAAAAGAATGGCACAGAATCTACTGTTGTCATTGAGATAAAACCACATAAACAAACAGTAAAACCTGTGCAAAAAAGAAAGACAAACCGATTCTTACAAGAAGCGGCAACTTATGCAGTCA